TCGGTTTTCCCTGAGTTCGACCCCCCACCCCCCTTCACACAGGAACACCCCCCGGTAGGAGTCCCAACCTACTTGCATAAAAAATAATTTTACTATATAGATTGATACGAACGGTTAATAACCTGCGAAAAAACATGAGTATATTAGTGGAACCAGAGCTAGGTGTGGCAATTCCTGAAGAGTTACCACCTATGGATTTGAAGCAACGTACTGACGCGGCATCAGAAACCGCCAAGGAACTCGCTGACCATGGCGTAGACCTAGAGCCTACCAAAGAAGATGAGGATATCGCTGCTAAATTAGTTACGGCATATGCTGATAACCCTGACAACACGTCTAAAAAAGTTACCACGAAGCGTGCAGCAACACTTACCCCGGCATCTCTAGTACTTACAAACAACATTTTGCAGGAATTTGGCCATTCAGTAGTCGAGAGTGCGTTACAAGTACGACACTTGGTGACTAACAAGCTCATAGATGAGACAGAAAACCCAGATCCAAGGGTGCGGATACGTGCTTTGGAGCTACTGGGTAAGATTTCTGACGTTGGATTGTTTGCAGAGAAGTCCGAAGTGACCATTACACACCAGTCCACCGATGATTTACGAGCTAAATTACGGGAAAAACTACAAAAGCTGAGTACATCAGAAGAAAGAATACAAGAAGCCATAGTAATAGATGGCGAAGTTCTGGATGTTGACGCTGAATTGGGACTGGAGAACGAGGAATGAAGAGTTTTTTACTGGTTGTAAGTATTTGGGGATTCACAGCAGAGAATGAATGGGTATATGTGGGTAATAATATAGTTTTAGACATGCTTATGCCCATAGAAAAATGCGATGCCATGGCTAAAAACTGGGTTTGGCGCGAAAGTAACGAATATTATAAGTTAGTTGTACATTGCGAAGAAGCAATACTACCCGCAGAGCCTGAATCGAAGAAAGAGACATCATTGTGACATCTGCGTTAGCTGTAGATTTTACTGAAGATGAGGTTCAGCAGATGCTGGACAACCTAGATCAGTATACTGTAGACGAAATTGTAGAGATTGATAAGTTAGTCGATGAGTTGGACTCTAGAAGGGTTAATAAGGCGGCGTATGACGACCTGATTGAGTTTTGTAAGCGTATGCAGCCTGATTATATCGTCGGTAAGCACCATAGGATGCTTGCAGACATGCTTATGGACATTGCAGAGGGTAAAAAAGACAGAATATGCGTTAATATACCTCCCAGACACGGTAAATCGCAGCTTGTTTCTATATTTTTCCCTGCTTGGTTCTTAGGGCGTAACCCGAACAAGAAGGTTATGATGGTGTCACACACCACTGATCTGGCGGTAGACTTTGGACGTAAGGTTCGTAACCTGATATCTACTGATGAGTATAATTCTATATTTCCTACTGTTAAGCTGGCTATAGATTCAAAGTCTGCAGGACGATGGAATACTAATTCAGGAGGTGAGTATTATGCGTGTGGTATTGGCTCCTCTATTGCTGGTCGTGGTGCTGACCTCCTGCTCGTTGACGATCCCCATTCCGAACAAGATGTCATTAACGGAAACTTTGAAGTATTTGAAAAAGCATATGAGTGGTTCACCTTCGGAGCGCGGACACGACTGATGCCGGGAGGCCGTGTGGCTATCATACAGACACGTTGGCATATGGATGACCTGACTGGGCGTGTGACCAGAGACATGGGGCAGAACGAACGAGCTGATCAGTATGAGATCATGGAGTTTCCTGCTATACTGGATACCGTAAACAAGAAAACACAAAAATCAGAGCAGAAACCACTGTGGCCTGAGTTCTTTGACCTTAACGCGTTACTACGCACAAAGGCATCTATGCCAGCATTTCAGTGGAACGCCCAGTATCAGCAGGAACCTACGGCAGAAGAAGCCTCACTGGTCAAACGTGAGTGGTGGAGTATATAGAAAGAAGAGCAGCCGCCCGAGTGTGAATACGTAATCATGTCTCTAGATGCGGCAGCAGAAACACACAATCGTGCTGATTACACAGCATTGACGACATGGGGTGTGTTTTTGAATGAAGAAGAGGACAACTATAATATTATATTGCTAAACAGCATAAAGAGGCGTATGGAGTTCCCAGAACTCAAAGAACTTGCTATGGAAGAATACGAAGAGTGGGACCCAGACGCGTTCATCGTTGAGAAGAAAAGTTCTGGCACGGCTCTGTATCAGGAGATGCGTAGGTCTGGATTACCCGTACAAGAATATACCCCACACAGAGGTTCAGGAGATAAGTTGGCTCGTTTAAACTCTGTATCAGATATTGTGGCATCTGGACTCTGCTGGGTTCCAGAGACTCGTTGGGCTGAAGAAGTGGTAGAAGAGATTGCAGGATTTCCGTTTATGAGTCATGATGACTTGGTTGATGCAACTGTTATGGCTCTCATGAGGTTTCGTCAGGGAGGCTTTATACGTCTGCCTAGTGACGAGCCAGAAGAGCAACGGTACTTTAAGCGTCGTAGTAGCGGATATTATTAGGGGTCAATATCATGGCAGTTGAAAAAGGACTATACCAAGCTCCAATGGGTATAGATGAAGATTTACCAGAAGGTGCTATGCCATCTGCGGATCTGGAGATTGAGATCGTAAATCCTGAGATGGTGACTCTGGATGATGGTAGCGTTGAGATAACAATAATTCCGGGTAGTGAATCTGGAGATGTACCGTTCGATGGTAATCTGGCAGAAGCTATGGAAGATAACGACCTAGCGTCTTTATCTGACGAACTTGTTGGTCTGATAGATTCTGACATGGACAGCCGCACTGAGTGGGCGGATACATTCGTTAAAGGTCTTGATGTATTAGGATTCAAGTATGAAGAGCGTACTGATCCTTGGGAAGGCGCCTGTGGAGTTTACTCTACAGTGTTGGCAGAAGCAGCCATAAGATTCCAAGCAGAGACTATGAGTGAGACGTTTCCTGCCATGGGGCCGGTGAAGACCAAGATTCTTGGCGAAGAGACAAAAGAGAAGACTGAATCTGCTGCCCGTGTCAAAGCTGACATGAACTACGAGTTGACAGAGAACATGATTGAGTATCGTCCAGAGCATGAGCGCCTGCTCTACAGCCTTGGACTGGCAGGTTCCGCGTTTAAGAAAGTTTATCACGACCCTAATATAGGACGACAGGTCGCTTTGTTTATACCTGCAGAGGATTGCATTGTCCCCTACAGTGCATCTCACATTGAGACTGCAGAGCGTGTTACTCACGTCATGCGTAAGACAAAAAATGAACTTAAGAAATTACAGGTTAGCAGATTTTACCGTGATATAGAACTAAGCGATCCGCAACCATACCACTCTGACATTGAGATACGTAAAGCTGAAGAGGGTGGTTATTCTCTTACCGATGATGACAGATATGCGCTGTATGAAATACATGCTGATCTTGTGATTGAGGGGTTTGATGATTCAGACGATGAGATTGCAAAACCTTACGTTGTGACTCTGGAACGTGGTTCAGGTGAGATTCTGTCTATATACAGAAACTGGAACTCTGAAGACACACTTATGCTAAAGCGCCAACACTTCGTACATTATGCCTATGTACCGGGTTTTGGTTTTTATGGACTCGGACTTATCCATATTATCGGTGGGTATGCACGAGCAGGAACCTCCTTGATACGCCAACTTGTCGATGCCGGTACGCTCGCTAATTTGCCCGGTGGATTAAAGTCCCGTGGGCTGCGTATCAAGGGGGATGACACTCCAATTGAACCGGGTGAGTTCAAGGATGTTGATGTACCGTCAGGTAGTATACGCGACAATATTATGCCGCTACCTTACAAAGAACCATCACAGACACTTCTGGCATTGCTGGATAAAATCACTAACGAAGGCCGCAGACTGGGCGCGATCAGTGACATGAACATATCGGACATGTCGGCTAACGCACCGGTAGGCACAACGCTGGCGCTTTTGGAGCGTACACTAAAGCCTATGGCTGCAGTACAAGCCCGTGTTCATTACGCCATGAAGCAGGAGTTTAAACTCCTTAAAGCTTTAATGGCAGAATACGCGTCAGCCGAGTATTCGTATCAGCCTGCACGGGGAGAGGTATCTGCTCGTCAGACTGATTATATGATGGTGGATGTAATTCCTGTTAGTGACCCTAACAGTTCTACCATGGCACAGCGTGTGGTGCAGTATCAGGCTGTATTACAGATGTCGTCACAGGCTCCGCAGATATATGACCTGCCACAATTACACAGGCAGATGATTGAAGTTCTTGGAGTAAAGAACGCAGATAAACTTGTTCCACTTAAGGAAGACCTGAAACCGGCAGATCCTGTTAGCGAGAATATGAACGCGTTGATCGGTAAGCCGATGAAAGCATTTATCTACCAAGATCATGATGCTCACATTGGCGCACACATGTCGTTTATGCAAGATCCACAAGTTGCTCAGATGATTGGACAGAATCCACAAGCGCAACAGATAATGATGGCATTACAGGCTCACATTGCAGAGCATCTAGGGTTCAAGTATCGCAAACAGATAGAAGAAAAGCTTGGCGCACCACTACCAGCACCAAACGAAGAGCTTCCAGAAGATGTAGAAATACAGCTTGCACGCGTTGTTGCAGAGGCTGGCAAACAACTTACACAGGCAAATCAACAGCAAGCGGCTCAACAGGCTGCACAACAACAAGCGCAAGACCCTGTGTTCCAGCTCCAACAACAGGAAATGCAGATCAAAGGAGCAGAAGTGCAGCGTAAAACACAGAAAGATGCTGCGGATATACAACTCAGACAGGAAGATATGAAACGCAAACTCACTAAAGATATGGCAGATGCACAGCTTAAAGAGCGAGAGTTGGAGCTTGATAAACTAGAGATTGGTATTGACGCTAAAAAAGCTGGCGTAAAGATGCAGGCTGAAAAAAGAAGAGATAAAGATAAAACCAACTTGGAAGCATCTAAAATAATTACACAACTTAAAAGAGACTAACTATGGCTAAAACCGTCTTTGACGTGCTTATTGAAAAACTAGATGAAGATAAATCTACAGCATTACAGTTTCTTGGAGGGGGCGGAGCCAAAGACTTCCCTCAGTACAAGGAGATAACGGGCATGATACGGGGTCTAGATGCCTGCAAAAATTATGTAACAGACCTCTCGCGCAATTATATGGAAGATGATGATGACTGAAGCAGTTAAAAAAATTACTCCTGACGAAGATTGGGACGCACAACTACCTAAACCTTGTGGCTATCGTTTATTGATAGCACTGCCTGATATAAGTGATTATTACGAGGGTAGCACTCTCTTAAAAACTGACAGTGAAAAACACAAAGAATACATCATGTCTATTATGGGTGTAGTCATTGATATGGGTGATGCCGCCTATAGCGACAAAGAGCGATTCCCTACAGGCGCATGGTGTAAGGTTGGTGACTATGTGATGTTCCGTATGAATACTGGCACTCGTTTTAAGGTCAACGGCAAAGAGTTTCGTTTGATGAACGACGATTCTATAGAAGCGGTCATTCCTGACCCTCGTGGAATTTGCAAAGTTTAGGAGTTAATAATGGCGTTTCAAAAAGTTGAGTATGAGTTTCCTGATGAAAAAGGTACAAAACCAGAAATAGAAGTGGAGAGTTCAGATGCAATTGAAGTTGATGTTTCTGGTAAAGCAGCTAAGAAGTCTGACCCAGAACCTGCGAGTGCAGATAATAATAATGATGACCAACTTGAGATTGAAGTCGTTAATGATACTCCAGAAGCTGATAGAAACCGCAAAGCTTCTGAGCCGCCAGCTGATGTCACTGATGAAGAACTTGATGAATACTCTGATAAAGTTCGCAACAGAATTAAGCACTTCAGTAAAGGCTACCATGATGAACGTCGTGAAAAAGAAAAAGCACAGCGCGAAAGACAAGAGTTAGAATCACTTGCTCAACGCCTTGTTGATGAAAACAAAGAATTAAAAGGCACGGTTGGTAAAAATCAGTCAACCATGCTTGATCAAGCTAAAAAATCTGTTGAGGCTGAAATAAATGCTGCTAAAGCAGGTTATAAGGAAGCATATGAGTCTGGTGACGCAGAAGCAGTCGTGGAAGCACAAGAAAAGCTAACCGCTGTTAAGATTAAAGCTGATAGGATAAATAATTTCAAACTTCCGGCTTTACAGGAAGAAGAAACTCCTGTTAATGTGTTACCAGAACCCACCCAACCGGTGGCAGATCCAAAAGCTACAGAGTGGGCATCGTCCAATCCGTGGTTTGGATCTGACGATGAAATGACAAGTTTCGCCATGGGTGTGCATAATAAACTAGCTAAAGATAACGTTGTTATCGGAAGCGACGACTACTACGAGAAGTTAAACGCTCGTATGCGCCAAGTGTTCCCAGATAATTTTGAGGACACTACAGAGGAAGTAGAGGTTGAGAAGCCGAAACAAGCTAATGTGGTTGCTCCCGCAACGCGGAGCGTAGCACCTAAAAAGGTCAAACTAACGCAAACACAAGTAGCTATAGCTAAACGACTTGGAGTTCCCTTAGAATTATACGCCCAAAAGGTTGCAGAAGAAATGAGGAAAAACTAATGGCTGAAAACCGTATAGAACGTGAACAGACCACTCGTGAAAAAACGACCCGTACTAGAGCTTGGCAAAGGCCAGAGACCTTGCCCTCACCGAATCCCGAGCCGGGTTACGCATTTCGCTGGATTAGAGTCGCCACGCAGGGGCAAACTGACGCCACTAATGTTTCTTCAAAATTTCGTGAAGGTTGGGAGCCTGTAAAAGCTTCAGATCACCCCGAAATTACAGTAGTTACTATTGAGAACGAAAAGTTCAAAGATAATGTTGTAATTGGTGGTCTTATTCTTTGTAAAGCTCCAGAAGAACTTATTGCAGAACGCACGGCGTATTACGAACAACAAACGCAAGGCCAGATGCAGTCAGTTGACAACAACCTTATGAGAGAAAACGATCCTCGGATGCCGCTCTTTCATGAGCGTAAAACAAAAGTTACTTTTGGCTCGGGGGGTTAATTTAAAAACCTTTGTTATCTGGAGACAAATAGATGGCATATCCTACCATTGATGCCCCATATGGCCTCCGCCCAATCGGAATGATTGGTGGTCATAGCTATGCGGGTTCTACACGTAAGATCCCCATCGCTTCAAACTACAGCACAGCCCTTTTCTATGGAGATGTGGTGCAGTATAAGAACGATGGAACCATCATTATCACCACATTGCAGAACAATACTTCTGTAGTGGCCGGTGTTATTGGTGTGTTTATGGGTGTAAGTTACACTGATCCTAATACGAACCAGTTGACATTTCGCCAAAGCTATCCCGGCAGCATAGTAGCCGACGATATTGAGGCATATGTATGTGACGACCCTAATGTACTGTTTAAAGTAGTAAACTGTACAGGTGCCACTGCTGATGGCGCTTCTTCAGGACTGCTTCCTGCGTTTGTAAGCCGTGCTAATGCAATCTCCTGTAATGCGGAGCTTGTGCTTAACACTGGTGTAACAGCGTCAGGTAACAGTCGTATGGGTGTATTTATTAACAATGTAGCAACAATCCTGCCGATTACTGTTGTAGATGTCGTACCTGACACAGCAAACAGTTCCGGTAATTTTGTTGAGTTTATTGTTAAACTTACA